ATGGTATCGACAGGAAACTCTGCAAGAAACCTGTTATGTGCTTACCATACTCACTAACCAGATACTCTTGCAGAGCATACTTAGCAGAGCATGTAGTTAGACAGTTAAATGAACGTGGTGTTACGCATAAATTCGGAGACGATTTATTTCAAGCTACCAATTATCTAACCCCAATCGTATGGGAAAGCATCAATGAAGTTATTGTTGGAGCTAAACAAATTATGAAATATCTAAAAGATATATCCTCATTAGTCTCATCAGAAAATCTACCAGTAAGCTGGGTAACACCATTAGGGTTTCCAGTTATGATGGCTTGTTACAAGACTGAAAGTCAAAGAGTTAAAACTAAAATGGGTGATAGTATATTAAAGTTATCCTACCAAACTAACACTAACCTTATAGATAAACGTCAGACATCGCAGAGTATATGTCCAAACTTTATCCATTCATTAGATGCTTCGGTATTACAGTTAGCTGTAGTTAAAGCACATGAACAGGGAGTGGATAGTTTCTGTATGATACACGATAGTTTTGGAGTTACTGCACCTGATGTTAATACTATGGCTAATGCAGTAAGAGATAGCTTCTGTGAAATTTATCAACAAGATGTTCTTAAGAACTTTGCTGATGATATGTTTAAAATGCTTTCACATAAGAACCAAAAGAAGTTTCCTAAACTACCTCAAAAAGGCAACCTAAATTTAGACGATGTAAAGAACTCTAAGTTCTTCTGTATATAAAACAGTAACCATTGCACTAGTGGAATAAAGTGACACTTTCAGCTAACTAACAATCTCAAGGAGTATAATATGATTGAAGCTAAAAGAATGGTGTCACCATTAGGTGAAGCTGTTTACCCACACTTAAATAGACCTGATGTTAAATTTAATCCGCTAGGCGAATATAAAATAACATTAAAATTAAACAAATCAGACGCATCTAAATTTATTCAAGAAATAGATAAATATATTGATGACTGTCTTGCAACTTATGAAAAAGATGCAAAAGGTAAAAAAATAAAACAAGCACCTAAACCTTACACACTTGAAGGTAATAATTTTTTCTTAAAATTAAAACTTAAAGCTAGTGGTTTAAATAAAAAAACACAAGAAACGTACACACAAAAACCTGCATTATTTGATGCAAAGAAAAATCCTTTTCCAGTAGATAAAAGTATTTGGGGTGGTTCAAAAGTTAAAGTTGCTTTTGATTTAGTTCCTTATTCAGTTGCATCTATCGGTTCAGGAGTGACTGCAAGAATAAAAGCTGTTCAAATTATAGAACTAGTAGAAGGCGGTTCTAAAGAAGAAAACCTTTTTAAAGTAGAAGATGGTTACACTTCAGAAATAAATACAAATAATGAAACGTCAGCAGTTCAAGCGAACTCGGATTTCTAATACAGTATTTCTTAAATCTGGTTTAGAGGAAGTAGTTTACAATTTCTTAAATAATAACAAAATAAAATTTGTTTATGAAGGATTTAAGATTACTTACTCTATGCCTGAACAGAAGAAAACTTACACAGTAGATTTTCCTATTAATAAAGTTCTTATAGAAACTAAAGGTGCTTTCAATTCAGCAGATAGAAAGAAACATAGATTAATCAAAGAGCAACACCCTGAGTTAGATTTAAGATTTATCTTTTCAAATTCTAAAACAAAGATTGGGAAGAAATCTCAAACTACCTATGGGAAATGGTGTGAGCTGTTTGGTTTTAAATATCACTGCATAGCAACAACAAAGAAACCATTTCCAAATGAATGGTTAAAAGAAATTCAGGAGAAACAAAATGGCTAGAAAAGAAACTAAATACATCGTTATACATTGCTCGTTATCTAAACCTTCAATGAAGGTAGATGCTAAAGTAATAGACCAATGGCACAGAGCTAGAGGTTGGTTACAGATAGGTTATGCAAGAGTAATTAAAAGAGATGGAACTATAGAACAGGGCAGAGGTGATGATGAATTACAAGCTCATTGTGAAGGTTATAATCATTGTTCAACAAGTGTCTGTTTAGTTGGTGGATTATCTGAGGATAATAAAAACACTGATAACTTTACAGCAGAACAATGGGATAGCTTAAAAAAATTATTAGCTGAACTTGTTCTTAAATATCCTGAAGCAAGAATAGTTGGTCATTATGAACTTAATGAACATAAGACTTGCCCAAACTTCAATGTAAGAACTTATTTGTTACATGAAGATATTGAGAATTATAAATTTCAAGACGCACTAATGGACAGTGCAGATGAACAAGAAGCTCTAAAAGCTGGTGAACTCTAATAATGAAAGTTCTTTTATAAGACACTCTCCTTGTCCTGATTGCGGTTCTAAGGATAATTTAGGTGTCTATACAGACCACACACATTGCTTCGGTTGCAAAGAAACAAAATATTTTAACGCACCACAAGACACAACACAAATTCCAAAAGTAAGGACTGATATGATTGACGGAACAATACAAGCATTACCAAAAAGAAAAATTAACTCAGATACCTGTAAAGTATTTAATTATGAAATTGGTTTTTATAAAGAAAAGCCAGTTCATATAGCAAATTACTTTGATAAAAATTATACAAAAGTAGCCCAACATTTAAGGTTCGTTGATAAATCTTTTATTTGGCTAGGTGATGTAAATTCAATCACTCTCTTTGGACAACAAAGCTGGAGAGATGGTGGTAGAATGGTTATCATAACTGAAGGGGAGATAGATGCTATGTCTGTTTCCCAACTTCAGAATAATAAATATCCAGTTGTCTCTGTACCATCAGGAGCTACATCAGCTAAAAAATATATTAAAAAAGAATTAGAATGGCTTTCTAAGTTTGACAGCATTGTTCTTATGTTTGACAACGATGAAGCAGGTATTTCTGCTTCCATTGATTGTGCATCAATTCTTCCAGTTAAGAAAGTTAAGATTGCAAAACTTCATGGTAAAGATGCTAACGAATTATTATTAGATAACAAAGGTGATAAAGTTATAGACGCAATATGGGGAGCTAAACCATATACACCTCAAGGAATTATATTAGGAGAAGATACAAAAGAATTATTACTTATAGATGAAGCATCTGAAAGTATTCCTTATTGTTGGAATGGTTTAAATCAAAAACTTTCAGGAATAAGATTTGGAGAACTTACATTATTAACTGCTGGTTCAGGCACAGGTAAATCTCAAGTATGTAGAGAAATTGCTTATGACATTATTAGTAGAGGATTTAAAGTTGGTTACATTGCTTTAGAAGAAAGTGTTAAAAGAAGTATTAGAGGAATTGTTTCAATCCCACTTAATGCTCCAATACATAATCCTGAAGTAAAGAAAACAATACCTGAAGAACTTATTGTTACTGCTTGGGAAAATATAAAAGATAAGATTTGTTTCTACGACCACTTTGGTTCTAGTGATAGTGAAGATTTAATAGGTCGTATTCGCTATATGGTACAAGGGTTAGACTGCAAAGTTATATTCTTAGACCACATATCTATTGTTATTTCAGGCATAGAAGAAGGTGATGAGAGAAGATTAATAGACAACACAATGACTAAACTAAGAAGTTTAGTTGAAGAATTGAAGTGTGCAATGTTTGTTGTCTCACACTTAAAAAGACCTGAAGGTAAAGGACATGAAGAAGGACAAGTTACTTCTTTAAATCAATTAAGAGGTTCTCACTCATTAGCTCAATTATCAGATGCAGTAATTGGTTTTGAAAGAAATCAACAATCTGAAAGCGATAGCAATGTAATGCAAGTTAGAGTTTTAAAGAACAGGTTCAGTGGTGACACTGGAATTGCAACAACATTAATTTACGACAAACAAACAGGAAGATTAACAGAAGGTACATTTGATGAATAAACAAATATTAGGAAAATTTATATTAGGTTATCTAGTTGAGAAACCAGATTACTTAAGTCTGTCTATAGAACAGAAGCAAGTTGTGTATGAAACTTGTCAAACTATTATGACTGCAATCTATAATGCAATTAGATATGAAAATGTTTTTCCAGTTATAATGTGTGGAGATGCCGAAGCTAAGAAAGTAATTTCAAAAGCAATGTCAGGCATAGCAGAGTTTCTCCCAAGTACAGATAAAATAACAATAACTCAAATACATTAATTATGGATAATTTTATTTTACAAAAATTTAGAGAACAAGTTGCTAGACAAATTGCAAGAGCTGAACGTATAAGAAATATTTTTGTAATAGTTATATTTATATTAGTTCTGGTAGCTTTTGTTCACATCGTAACTAAACAATATAGTTTAGCTAAATATTTTTTTTTATAAAAACATCTAACCACACTTATACTTTATCAATAGATAAAGGTGAGACCTGCACTGAAGCAATAGAAAAATTTACAAAAAATAAATTAACGTACAATGGTGAGAGAATAGTTCTCACTGGTTGTTACAAAATAAATTAATATGAAATTAGTAATAGACGTTGAAACAAATGGTTTCTTAGATAAATTAAACAAAGTTCATTGCTTAGTTTGTAAAGATACAGAAACAAATAAACTCTATTCATTTAATCCTAAGAATATTAAAGAAGGTTTAGAATTAATTAAAAATGCTAAAACTTTAATCGGTCACAACATACTTTCTTTTGACTTACCTGCTTTAGATAAAGTCTATGGTTTTAAATTTAATGGTGAAGTAGTTGATACATTATTATTAAGCAGACTAATTTGGACAAATAGAATTGAACAAGACTGTAAGTTAAATTCTTTCCCACCTAAACTTATAGGTAAACATTCTATTGAAAGTTATGGTTATAGATTTGGTTTATTAAAAGGTGACTTTAAAGATAAAGAAGATTTTCAAGAATGGTCTCAAGAAATGCAAGACTATTGTGAGAGAGATGTAGAGATTACAGATAAGTTATTTAAACTTATTAAGAACCAAAACTACTCTAAAGAAGCTATAGAATTAGAGCATAAGTTTGCTTACTGGATTAAGAAACAAGAGGATTATGGGGTAGATTTTGATGTGACCGCTTCTGAGTGGCTATATCAATCCCTTACGAAAAGAAGGTTAGAGCTGGAACAAAAACTAGCTTTAACCTTCCCAAACTGGGAACGATTTGACAGGACTGTTAGACCTAAGAGAGACAACAAAACTTTAGGTTATAAAAAAGGTGTACCAGTTAAAAAGTATATAACTGAAGTATTCAATCCAAATTCAAGAGACCACATTGCTAATAGACTTCAAGTCTTATTAGGTTGGAAACCAAAACATTTTACCGCAACAGGTAAAGTAGAAGTAAATGAAAAGATATTAAATGAACTTCCTTATCCTGAAGCTAAAATATTATCTGAACATTTCTTAATACAGAAAAGAATTTCACAACTTGCAGAAGGTGAACAAGCATATTTAAAACTAACAAGGGACAATAAAATTTATGGGAAAGTTATCACCAACGGAGCAGTTACAGGAAGATGTACGCATCACTCGCCAAACCTTGCACAAGTACCAAGTAAAGACAGTTTATATGGTAGCGAATTTCGTAAGTTGTTTATTGCTCCTACCAATATGGTTATGTGTGGTATTGATTTTTCTGGTCTTGAGCTTCGTGTCCTTAGTCATTACCTTTATAATTTTGACAATGGGGAATTTCAAAAGAAATTACTTGAAGATGATATACATACCGCCAATCAACTTGCTCTCGGATTATCCTCACGTTCTCAAGCTAAAACTTTTATATATGCTTTCATATATGGTGCTGGAAGTAAAAGAATTAGCGAAATTCTTAACGTCTCTAATGCGGAAGCTGAAAGAATAAGAAAAAGATTTGTAGAAGTTTTACCATCTTTAAAAACTTTAATAGATGTAGCTCAAAATAAATTTAGAAATCTTGGCTATGTCAAAGGTATTGATGGAAGAAAACTTATATGTCGTGCAGAGTATAGTGTTTTAAATACTCTTATCCAATCTGCTGGAGCTTTGCTTGTTAAGCAAGGAACAATAATTATTAACGACAATCTAATTCGTAATGGGTTTGTGTTTGGTCAGGACTACGCAATGGTTCTCCACATACATGATGAAATGCAATTTGTAGTTAGGAAAGAAAAGATAGAACATTTTAAAACTATAGCTTCCTTGACTTTTGAACTAACAAGAAAACATTTTAATTTTAGATGTCCATTGGCAGGTGAAATGAAAATAGGAAGTAATTGGAGTGAAACACACTAACAAGTTTGATTTAGATTTGGCATTTGGTCAAAAGTACGAAAACGAATTTCAAAAAATAGTAGAAGGAACTGTTGAGATAAAAGCAGATAGATTATGGAAGAAGACTTCTAATATATTTATTGAAAAGGAAAGTAGAGGAAAACCTTCAGGTATTGAAGTATCTAAAGCTAGGTACTGGATATTCTTTTTAGAGGTAGGTAAGAGAAAAGAACAGATATTCATTGGTATTCCATTAAAATTATTAAAGAAATTTGTAATTGGTTATCCACTTAAAAGAGGTGGAGATGCCTATACGTCTGTTGGTTATGTCGTACCAGCTAAAGACCTCGTAGATTTTTACATTCAAATAAAACAATTCGGAGAAAAATAATGACAAACAAATCTTTCTTTTACAAAAAAAATTCTCACGTCAGTAACGAAGTAAAGCATGAGTGCAGATGTGAAGACGTGCTGGATAGAATGAATGAGGAAATAGAAAATCTTAAAACAATAATCAAAGGATATAAAGATGAACTTAAAAAAGTTGAAAGAGATAGAACTGTATAAAAAATACAAAATAGTTTTTATTGACCCTACTGGCGATACAGGTTGGGCAGATAAATCTGAATTTGAAAAATTCTTTCCTGAACATTGTGTCATTGAAGGATATATATTTTCTAAAAATAAACAATTTGTAAGAACATTTGCTTCTTATTCTGTTGATGAACATTTTAGGATTACAGCTTACGGAGACAGGAATGTTTTACCTACTCCCTGCATTGTTGAAATGATTGAAATAAAAGGAGATAAAAAATGAAAAATATGAATGAGTTTCATGCTAACAAAAATAAAGTAATGTTAGTTGATGGTGATTTACTTGCTTACAAAATTACTTCTTCACAAGAAGAACCTATTAATTGGGGTAATGATGACTGGACATTACATTGTGATTTTAACTTATGTAAACAATTATGGGTGCAGTCTATCGCTTATTATTTATCTTTAACAAAATCTAAAGATGCTTTAATTTGTTTCTCAGATAAAAATAATTTTAGAAAAGAATTAGATAGCACATATAAATCATATCGTAAGAATATTAGAAAACCTGTTTGTTATAACGAATTAAAAAAGTGGGTTGCTACTAAATTTAAAACACAATCATTTAAAAATTTAGAAGGTGATGATGTTCTTGGAATATTAGCTACTGGAGATTATAAAGATAAATGTGTCATAGTGTCTGGTGATAAAGACATGAGAACAATATCTAGTTGGCATTGTTTTATTATTGATGACAGCATTGAATATGTAGATGCTAACAAAGCAGATTATAATTTTTGTACTCAGGTTCTAGTTGGAGACCAAGCTGATGGTTACAAAGGTTGTGTTGGAGTAGGAGCTGTTAAAGCATCTAGAGTATTATTAGATAAGAAAAACATAGACGAGTTATGGGAAGCTGTTGTTGCTGAATTTTTAAGAAACAAATATGTCCCTGATGATGCTTACCATCAAGCTAGAATGGCAAGAATATTAAGAGCTGGTGAATATAATTTTAAAACAAACAAACCAAAACTTTGGAACTATAGATATGAAGACTTCACAAATACTGCAAACAGCAGAAAAGCTAGTTAGTACCGATAGAAGTAAAACTCATGGTGATAAGAAAGTTAATCACCAGAATATTGCTTCTCTTTGGAGTGCTTACTTAGATTATCCATTAACAGCTAAAGACGTAGCTATTCTTATGGTTTTACTAAAATTAGCTAGAACTAAAGCAGGTAACCATAATGATGACGATTATATTGATGCCTGTGGTTATTCGGCAATAGCAGGAGAACTGAATGAGTAAAAAAACAATAAAGTGCCACTTTAGGAGTAGTCAATGGATAACAAGGTAAAAATACCAATTATTAAAGAAGAATTAATAAAGTATCTCAATAGTCTATTTCCTGACAAATGTGCCGATTTAAAAGATACAGATAAAGAAATTTATTACAAATCAGGACAAAGGTCAGTCGTTAATCATTTAATCAATCAATACAACATTCAACAGGAGAATTAAAATATGTGTCCAAGTAGCCCTAAAGCTCCCCCAGCACCAGAACCTTTACCACCAACACCGCCAGTAGTAACTCAAGGTGTGGCAGGTAAAAAACAAATGTCACCTCAGGTAGCAGGAGAAAATTCAGAAGCAGGACAATCCGCATCTAACAAATCTAGAACTAGATTAGGCAGAGGTACATTAAGAATACCTTTAGCTGGTGATGGTAGCGGTTTAAATTATCCAACAAGTTAGTTTAGTTGGAACGATATTCTGTTTCAGATAAAGTCAATTCGGAAAAATCCAAAATTGAGAGTGAATATACAAATCTAGAAATAAATAGAGAAGTATTCATTGAAAGAGCAAGAGACAGTGCCGAATTAACAATACCTCATTTATTCCCACCAAAAGGTTCAAACGAAAGTACAAACTTCCCAACACCATATCAATCAGTAGGTTCAAGAGGTGTTATGAACTTATCATCAAAGCTCATGTTAGCTTTGTTTCCCCCACAAGCCCCATTTTTCCGTTTAGGAATAGATGATTTAGTTTACAAAAAATTACAACAAGACCCAGCTCAGAAAGAAACTATTGAACAAGGTTTAGCTCAAATTGAAAAAGCTATAATGGATAACATTGAAGCTACCTCAGATAGAGTTAGTGTTTATGAAGCATTAAAACAATTAATTGTAGGCGGTAATTGTTTATTAAGATTAACTGATAAAGGATTAAGAGTTTATAGATTAGAAAATTATGTAGTTAAAAGAAATCCTCAAGGCGAAATTTTAAAAATTATTATTAAAGAAAGTATAAGTCCAACTTCTCTCCCACTAGAAATAGCCAAACAAATTACAAAGAAGACTGACGAAGAACATAAAAACTTAAATTTATTTACTTATATTTATAAAGAAATAGATAAATATTGTTTAATTCAAGAAGTAGCTAAGAAACAAATTCTTAAAAAAGAATATAAATTAGATGAGCTTCCATTCCTTGCTTTACGTTTTAATAGAGTAGATGGTCAAGATTATGGTAGAGGATTAGTAGAAGCATACTTAGGTGACCTTAAGTCATTAGAAGGTTTAACTAGAGCTATATTAGAAGGTTCAACTGCATCAGCTAAATGTTTATTCTTAGTTGCCCCAAATGGTTCAACTAGAGCTTCATCTATTGCAAAAGCAAATAATGGTGCAATCATTGAAGGTAATTCAGCAGATGTAACTGTTTTGCAAGTTGGTAAATTTGCTGATTTTAAAGTTGCCTTAGAAACAATTAATAAAATAGAAAATAGACTACAGTTTGCATTTCTTTTAAATTCATCAGTAGCAAGACAAGCTGAAAGAGTTACAGCTACAGAAATATCTTTAATTGCTAATGAACTTCAAGATGCTCTTGGTGGTGTCTATGGTTTACTTACAGCAGAATTTCAACTTCCATATTTAAAAGCAAAAATATCAATGCTTAAGGAAGCAAAATTATTACCAGATTTACCTAAAGATATAGTGAAGCCAAAAATCATTGTTGGATTGGAAGCACTAGGTAGAAGTTCAGATAGATTAAGATTACTTCAATTTATGTCTGACCTTGCAGGAACTTTAGGTGCAGAAGTTTTAGCTAGATATATTAATTTAGAAGATGCTATTAAGAAATTTGCAGTAGCAAATGGGGTTGATACAGCAGGATTAATTAAATCCTCTGAACAAATACAACAAGAACAACAACAACAGCAAGTGCAACAATTTGCACAACAATCTCTTGCAGACCCTCGAGTAGCCATTGAGCTTGGTAAAGCTAATGCCGAAAATCCGCAAGGTATGATTGATGCAGTTAAACAAGTAACTAATCAACAATAGGAAACAATATGAACACTCAAAGAGTAGAAGTAGTAGCTGACAATAAAGAAGTAACTTTAGAACAATCTGCTAAAGATTTAGGTATTGCAGGTGTAAATGTAGGAGCAGAAGTTATCTCTGCAAATTCAGGAACACAAACAATTATATCACAACCAAAATCAATAACAGAAAGCACAGAACAAAAACCTGAATGGCTTCCTGAAAAATTCAAATCTGCTGAAGAATTAGCTAAAGCATATTCTGAATTAGAAAAAAAATTCTCATCTAATAATAAAGGTGCAAAACAAGAAACACCTAAAAACAAATCTGAAGAAGTTAAAGCTGAAGGTTTTACTTTAGATAAATATAATCAAGAGTATGTAGAAACTGGTGCTTTATCAGATAATTCTTATGCTGAACTTGCTAAATTGGGTTTAGATAAAAATTTAGTAGATGGTTACATTGAAGGTCAAAAAGCAATTTCTGACAATTACCAAAAACAAATTTATAATGAAGTAGGTTCACAAGAACAATATACGCAACTTATAGATTGGGCTTCTAAAAATTTATCTGATGAAGAAGTTGAAAGTTTTAATGATGTAGTTTCTAATGGTTCAATACAAGCAATGAAATTTGCTGTTAGAGGATTGATGGCAACTGCTGGAATGAAACAATCTTCTGTAAAACAACAAGATTTATTTCAAGGTGATAGTGATTTTATTTCTGTAGATGCGTTTCAGTCTATAGCTCAAGTAACTCAAGCTATGAATGACCCAAGATACGAAAAAGACCCAGCATATAGAAAAGAAGTAACTGATAAAATAGCTAGAAGTTCCGTTCTTTAATGCGAGATTATAAGAGAGAATATGCAATTCGTTCTAAGGAAGACAGAAATAATAGACAAAAAAGAAGAATTGCTAGAACTCTTATGATTAAGAAATTAGGAATAAAAGCTGTTAAAGGAAAAGATATAGACCACAAAGATGGTAACCCAAGTAATAATTCAAGAAGTAATTTAAGAGTTATGTCTAAGTCAGCTAACAGGAGTAAAAAATAATGTGGTTTTTAAGTTTATTAAAAAATCCACTATTTTCTTTAATAGCAGATAAAACTATTGGAGAAGTAAAACATTATTTAGAAGTTAGAAAAATAGAAAGAGTTGCTGAAATAGAAGCAATGAAAGATGTTTCAATAGCTCAAGTACAAAGCTCTGAAAAATCTCTTAAAGATGAGTGGCTAACTTTATTTATATCAGGAGTAATTTTAGCTTGTTTTATTCCTAAATTACAACCTTTTATGATTAAAGGTTTTGAAATTTTAAAATCAGCTCCAACAGAAATTCTTTATGCAATTTTAATTGTATTCATGGGAAGTTTTGGAGTGAACATTTTAGATAAGTATAAACGATGATTAATATTTTAAATAAGTTAAATAAATTTTTAGAAAAGTTTCTTTGGAAACAAGAACAAAAAAAAAGAGTAGTTAGATTTAAAAAAGTAATTACTAAAAGTAATAAGTTCAAAAAAAGATAATCACCATCTCTCATTAGAGAGGTGACCTAATGAAAATTCAAAAGGATTGCCTGTTACGACAGATAACTCTCTGAATAGGAAAGTACATTAGCTGAAACTAAATAAAAACAAACCAACAATAAAAAGGAGACATATAAAATGTCAAACGCAACAGCTTCACGTCTTGGGCAAATCAATGCCGCAGGTGGAGTAAACGAGCTATTCCTTAAAGTATTTTCTGGTGAGGTTTTATCAGCTTTTGAACGTGAAAATTTAATGCTGAATATGACCAATGTCAGAAGTATTACTTCAGGTAAGTCTGCTCAATTCCCAGTAACGGGAACAATATCTTCTTCTTATCATACTATTGGTAACGAAATACTCGGTACAGCAGTAAATAAGAATGAGAAAATAATAAATATCGATGATATGCTTTTAGCTAACGCATTTGTAGCTGAATTAGACGAACTTAAGAACCATTATGATGTTCGTTCTGTCTATTCAAAAGAAATGGGTCAAGCACTTGCAAAAACCATCGATAAGAACCTACTTAATCTAGTTGTATTAGCTTCTAGAGTATCTACTGCCAACGTAACTGGCGGAAACATCGGTTCAGTAATTACTGATGCAGATGCAAACACAAATGCAAGTTCATTAAAGGACAGCATTTTTGATGCTATACAAACACTAGATGAAAACGATGTACCTTCTTCTGATAGGTTTATCGTTGTAAAACCTGACCAATATTATCAATTATTAAATTTAGACAGTGTTATGTCTAGAGATTTTAGTGCTAATGCTGGTGACAGGTCAAAAGGTGTAATTACTACTATTGGTGGTGTACCTCTTGTTAAATCAAATACAGCAGTTGCGTCATTCACTGACCAATCTGCCGCTTCTACTGCTGGAACAAACAACACTTACATTGGAAACTTTTCAACTGTTCAAGCTGTTGTATTCCACAAACAAGCTGTGGGAACTGTAAAGTTAAAAGATTTAGTTCTTGAAACTACTTACGACCCAAGAAGACTTGGAACACTAATGACTGCAAGAATGGCACTTGGTCACGGAATATTAAGACCAGAGTGTGCAGTATCAATTAAACTTTCATAATTTAATTTAATTATAAAGTTAAAAACTGGGGGAGATTAATTTCTCCCCCTTTAAAAATATTCTCAAATGACAATTACAACTCGTACATCTGAATTAGAAGCTGTTAATACAATTCTTTCTACAGTGGGTGAAGCTCCATTAAGTTCTTTAACTGGAAGTTTACCTGTTGATGGAACAATGGCTAGAAATGTTCTGAACGAAATTAATAGAGAAGTACAATCTCAAGGTTGGCATTTTAATACACATTACAAAGCAACATTATCAAAAGATGCTAGTAATAAAATACCATTAGCTAGTAATGTTTTAAGAGTTGAATTAGACCCAAATAAATTTTCAAAAGTATCTTACGATATAGTACAAAGAAATAATTACATTTATAATCTTGCAGAAAATACAGATATTTTTGATAGAGACTTTGATGAAGTTACAATAGTTTACCTTTTAGATTTTGCAGACATACCAGAAGCCGCTAAAAGATATATAACTATTAGAAGTGCTAGAGTATTCCACGATAGAACTTTAGGAGCAACTACACTTCATAAATTTTCTCAAGAAGATGAAGCAAGAGCATTAATTGTTTTAAAACAAGCTGAAGCATCAACAGGAGATTACACAATATTTGATAATCAATTAGGTGCATACACAGTAAGTAGAACTAACGTAATTTATTAAAATGGCACTAGTTAGCAAAACTATTCCTAACTTGGTGCAAGGTGTATCACAGCAACCTGAAGTATTAAGATTATCGTCACAATTTACATCTCAACTAAATGGATTTTCTAGTGTTGTAGAAGGTTTAAAAAAAAGACCTAACACTACACATATAAAAAAAATTTCAACATCAGCTCTTACTAATGCGTATGTTCATACGATTAATAGAGATTTAACAGAACGATATATTGTCATTATTACTAATGGTTCTATTAGAGTTTTTGACACTACAGGAACAGAAAAGTCAGTTGTTATGCAAACAGGGGCTTCTGCATATTTAACTTCAGCATCTCCAAGAACTCAATTTTCTTGTACGTCTATTGCTGATTATACATTTGTTCTTAATAAAAATATTACAACAGCTATGGCGGCAACGACTAGCCCAGCTAAAATACAACAAGCTGTCTATACTTGTACTCAAGGAATTAACGGAATTAAATATTCAATTACAATAGATGGAACTACTTATAACACTACATTAGGTTCTACTGGAGCTGTAACAACTGAACAAGCTAGAGATGGTTTAAGAAGTGCTATTGGAAGTCCTGCTGGATTAACATTAGCAAACATTGGTAATTCAAGTTTTTCAGTTATTAAAGCATCAGGAACATTAAATATTAGTGCTTCAGATAGTTATGGAGACCAAGCATCACAAGTAATTAAAGACAAAGTAGATAATTTTGATGCTCTACCTTTACCTGCAATTAATAATATGGTTGTTGAAGTAACAGGTGATGCAACAAATAAGTTTGATAATTATTTTGTAAAATTTATTGAAAGCTCTGGTGGTGATGGAGTTTGGGAAGAAACAGTTGCCCCAAACACAGTTATAGAAATTGATGAAACTACGATGCCGCATGTTCTAATAAGAACTGCTGATGGAAATTTTAGATTTACACAATGTGATGATAGTACATACACATTAAGTGCAGTTACTTATGACGTACCAGTTTGGGGTAATAGAGTAGCAGGTGATTTAACTTCTGCACCTGACCCAAGTTTTATAGGTAGTAAAATTAATGAAATATTTTTTCACAGAAATAGACTAGGATTTTTAGCTGATGAAAATATTATAATGTCTAGAAGTGGGGAATTTTTTCAATTCTTCCCAGAAACAGTTACACAAGTTTTAGATACAGACCCAATAGATGTAGCTTCAACACATTCTAAAGTTTCTATATTAAGGTCAGCAGTATCATTTGATGAAGAACTTTTAGTATTATCAGACCAAACACAATTTATTTTAACAGGTGGAACAGTCTTAACTGCCGCTAATGTTGCAATAAATGTTACTACAGAATTTGAAAGCGATAGAAATGTTAAACCTATTAATGCTGGTTCTAATGTTATCTTTGGTTTTCCTAAAGGAAACTATACAGGTTTTAGAGAATATTATATTTCTTCTGATACAGACGTAAAACAAGCAGAAGACATTACTGCAAATGTACCAAAATTTATTCCTAAGAATGTATTTAAAATAACTACTGCAACTAATGAAAACATTGTAGTTGCAATAAGTTCTGACGAAACAAATGCTCTTTATGTTTATCAATATTATGTTTCAAATAACAAAAGATTACAAAGTGCTTGGCATAAATGGAGCATGGGAACTTCTGCTAACACAAACATATTAAATGTAGATTTTATTGAAAATACTTTATATTTAGTAATTCAAAGAGGAACAGACGTATTCATTGAGACTTTAGATATATCTCCTAATTTAACAGATACAGGAGCAACTTATTTAACTCATCTAGATAGAAAAATTCAAGAAAGCTCTACAGGAGTTTCAAGAAGTTATAATTCAGGAACAGACCAAACTACAATTACACTTCCATACGCAATTAAAAACACGATGTCAGTTGTAACTAGAAGTGGTGGTGCAAATATTTCTGGTAGAGAAATTGCTATAGTTAGCCAAACAGTTAATGGCACTACGATTGTTGTTAGTGGAAATGTTTCTTCTACAAATTTATTTATAGGTGAAACTTATAATTTTACATTTACTTTCTCTCAACAATTTATGCAAGATGCTGATACAGCAGGTTCTAAAATTTCAGTTAAAGAAGGAAGATTACAAATTAGAAGCTGGGCAGTATCTTATAATGACACAGGTTATTTTACTACATTAGTTCAACCTGTTGGTAGAAGTAGTTCTTCAACTACATATACAGGAACAATAACTGGTACAGGATTATTAGGTACAGTTAATTTAGAAGATGGTGATTATGAATTTGCTGTTCAATCAGAAAATGACAAATTTACTGTTACAATAAGTAACGACAGTCATTTACCTTCTAATTTTATTAATGCTTCTTGGAATGGTTATTATGTTAGCCCAACAACAAGGATTTAATCATATACGTTTAACTGTTCTTGAAGATATAAAGAAT